TTAAAAATTTCCTTGATAGTAATCCCGATGGTTATTGTCTATATTTTGACACTGAGGCAGCTGTTAACAAGTCTCTTCTCGCAGATCGGGGTATCGATCTCAATAGGGTCGTTGTACTCAATGTAGTAACAATCGAACAGTTCCGTAGTCAAGCACTGAAGGCAGTCGATATCTATCTGAAGAAGAAGGAAGAGGATCGTAAACCCTGCATGTTTGTGTTGGATTCTCTTGGTATGTTGTCTACTGAGAAAGAGATCAACGATGCTCTGAATGACAAGCAGGTTCGTGATATGACCAAATCACAACTTGTAAAGGGTGCCTTCCGTATGTTGACATTGAAGCTTGGACAGGCTAATATACCTATGATCGTCACCAACCACACTTACGATGTCATTGGTTCTTATGTCCCTACAAAGGAAATGGGAGGAGGCAGCGGACTCAAGTATGCTGCGTCTACAATCATCTATCTCAGCAAGAAAAAGGAGAAAGATGGAACAGAAATCGTCGGAAACATTATCAAGGCTAAGACTGCTAAGTCTCGTTTGAGTAAGGAGAATAAAGATGTGGAAATTCGTCTTTATTACGATGAGCGTGGTCTTGATAGATATTTTGGTCTTCTTGATCTCGGTGAAATCGGTGGTCTCTGGAAGAATGTAGCAGGTCGCTATGAGATTGATGGTAAGAAAGTCTATGCCAAACAGATCTACAAGGAACCCGAAAAGTATTTTACTGAAGAAGTGTTGCAGCAACTCGATGAGATTGCTAAAAAAGAGTTTAGTTACGGGGAATGACCTTGGATAGGATTGAATTGACAATCCTAAGGAACCTGATACATGATGAAGAGTTTCTTAGGAAGGTTCTGCCTTTCGTAGAACCTGATTATTTTGATGAGCGTACTGAGAAAGTAATCTTTGAAGAGATTAATAACTTTGCCCAGGAGTATGACAAGATTCTTACTCCTGAGATCCTTGCTATTGAAGTTCAGAATAGGGATGACCTGACTGAGCAAGAATTCAAGGACATTTCCATCGTTGTTGATGGTCTGAAAGAGAGCGAGACTCACACTCAATGGTTGTTGGATGCTACTGAGAAGTGGTGTCGGGATCGTGCCATCTATTTGGCACTCATGGAATCCATTCAAATCGCAGATGGCAAAGACTCCAAGAAGACTAGAGATGCTATCCCTAGCATCTTGTCAGATGCCCTTGCGGTCTCGTTTGATAATCACATTGGACACGATTATCTTGAGGATTATGAGCAACGCTACGAGACTTACCACAAGAAGGAGTCTAAGATTCCCTTCGATCTCGAATATTTTAATAAAATTACAAAAGGCGGTCTACCGAATAAGACTCTTAACATTGCTCTGGCTGGCACTGGTGTCGGTAAAAGTCTCTTTATGTGCCATGTTGCTTCTTCCGTCTTGCTACAGGGGAAGAATGTGCTTTACATCACGCTTGAGATGGCTGAAGAAAAGATTGCAGAGAGAATTGATGCTAATCTCCTGGATGTTAACATCAGAGATCTCGTAGAACTTCCTCGTCAGGTCTTCGACACAAAGGTATCTAAAGTTGCTGCAAAGACTCAAGGCACTCTTATAATTAAAGAGTATCCGACAGCGAGTGCCCACAGTGGACATTTTAAGTCTCTTCTCAACGATCTGGCACTCAAGAAATCTTTTCGTCCAGATATTATCTTTATTGATTATCTTAATATATGCGCTTCCTCACGGTATCGCGGTGCGATTGGTGTCAATTCATATAGCTATATCAAGGCAATTGCTGAAGAGCTTAGAGGACTCGCTGTCGAAGCAGAAGTCCCTATCGTATCTGCCACCCAGACCACTCGTTCTGGTTATAGTAGCAGTGATGTTGATATTACTGATACTAGTGAGTCCTTTGGGCTCCCTGCTACTGCTGATCTTATGTTTGCCCTTATTTCATCTGAAGATCTTGAAGGACTCGGGCAAATTATGGTGAAGCAATTGAAGAATAGATACAATGATCTCAATGTAAACAAGAGATTTGTCTTGGGGGTTGACAGGGCGAAGATGCGGTTGTATGATTGTGATCAAACTGATGGTGGTCAGTTGCATGACTCAGGCGTTGAGAATGTAGAAGACTCCTTCAAAAATGAAAATAAGTTTGAGGGATTTAAATTTGATTAAATCTGCTACAAAAATATGGGAAGAGATTTCAGAGATTAATAATGTACAAGTTGAGTTTCATAAACTCAATGGAGTCGTTCCTGTTCTCTTAATTAGAGATCTCTATAAGTATCCAGACAAAGTTCATGAGTTTTTAAAAGGTTTAGATTACTGGGAAACTAAGGACTTTAATACTAACACTGTTGTTAGACCTGGATTGACGCATGTCTTTACTGAACCCCTATATCCTTTCTTCGCCAAAGCTCAAACATCTATCTTTGAAAAAATATTTGGTGTCTCTCAATTAAAAGTGATGGACATCTATGTACAAGCGACTGGTGGAGAGATGACTCTCGATCCTACCAGTGGATTATGTTGCTATCCCCATGTGGATTGTGATGTATTTGATAACATGGTAGATGATGAATATCCAGATCCAGTTTTCGTTGCTAATATCAATCTTACTAAGAGTGTTGATCCAGTAACTACAGGATTTTGGTCATACAAAAACAAACATTCTTTTCTTGACTTTACCAGAGAAGATAAGAATTCAATAACAGACTTTTATAATCGCCACGAAGATCAGACAATCGATCAGTGGTTTCAAATCGGGGACTATGAAGATTTCAAATTTGAAACTTCTGCCGATATGATGTATAATAGTCTGGTAGTATATTCAACTGGTTACATTCACAACCCTTACATCATGCCAGAGTGGTTCAAAGATGACCATAGGTTAATGATGTCCATCTTCTACAATCTGAATCCACAACATTTGGACTTTGAAGAAAGGGATGTTGATAATGTTTGTGCAGCGTGGGAGCACTTTAGACTAGATACATTGTTCAATTATCATCCACGCCAAACCGCACCGCAATTTTAATTATGCCTACTTATTCTAACGCTATCGCTGACGCGACACCTGATCCTCAGAGACCCGTAGCAATTCCTCCTCGTCGTGGTCCTCGTCCGAAGGAGTTCTGGGAGGCAGAGCCTGGTGATCCTGAAACTGCAGGTTGGTCTGATAATCCTGAAGATCCTAATGGTCCTCAACTTGGCAACCCTGCATCTCCGACTCCTCCTCCTGTTGCCACTCCTCCCAATCCTCCTGTACAGCAGATGCCTGTAGTTGTGACTACGCCCAACCAAACTACCGAGGTTCGTGGAGATCGTTACCTTGAGTTTGTAGATCAGGTAACTAGTGCTCCTTCTAAGGATAACGCACAATTCATTGCTCGTCTTGCAACTCTTCAAGCAGAAGGTTGCCCAATCAATCGTCTGATGACTGCTGCTGTTGGCATCTCTGCTGAGGGTGGTGAGTTTATGGAGATTGTCAAGAAGATTGCTTTCCAAGGTAAACCCTGGGATCATGCAAATATTGAGCACCTGAAGATCGAACTGGGTGATGTTATGTGGTATGTTGCTCAGGCATGTATGGCACTGGACATTTCTCTGGAAGAAGTTCTGGATCGTAACATCGAGAAACTGTCTAAGCGTTATCCTGCTGGCACCTTTGATGCTTATTACTCCGAGAATCGTCGGGCAGGTGATCTGTGAAAATTGAACTGACTTTGGAGCAGGCACTTGAAGTGCATTATGCCTTGCTTGTGCATACCAAACATGACTCTGTAGAATTTCCCTCTGCCCGTGTTGCCCTCCTTCGGGAGGCGATCGGCATTCTGGGGGAAGAACTTGAAAAGGTATCTGAATAATGGAACACGCAGTAGAAGCATGGAACACGATGGGATGGTTTGAGGGTTTCCTCTTTACCGTCTGGATCGTAGCTCTGTATTGGGGCAAACTTAAAATTGATCAACGGTTCGCTCGTCGTACCGTATATCGTGTTAAACTAGAGGAGGACAAATGACCAAGAGACAATTCGTGGACAGCAAAGGTAACACCTGGGAGTGGGATGAGACCGATGAAGTTCGTGAGGCAGTAGCAAGACTCCACGATACTATTCGTGAACTTGAGAAAAAGAACGCCGAGAATGGTGGTGACTATGGAGTTGGTAAATGAGTGACTTTGCTTGGGATGATGGTTCTATCATGGACCAGATCGATGAAACAATCAAGACTCTAGGTTGGGAACCCACTGACGATATCGCTGTAGAGGTTGGTGGGACCTCCGTCTATGGAATTGATGGTGCAGGAACTAAGTGGGCACCACTAAAGGGAACTCGTAAGTATAATAAGGACGCATTCATTGTTATCAAAAACAGGAGTCGTGATCCTGTAGTTCCTTCTCAAGCGAATCTAAATACTGGGGAGTAGATCTCCCCTTTTTTTATGCCTCTGAATGTCCCAGAAGCAAATAGTCCCACCTTTTTAAAGGTGATGAGTGCGCTTGGTGGCGAGGACTATGCATATTACTCTTTTGATGTTAAGAATGTAGAGGCACCAGACTCGACGAAGAAGGTGCAGATTGCTCTAAAGGTTTTTGTACCTCAGAACAAAAGATTAGTAGCAACAGAACAGATTGCTGATGCTCTCCGAAATGATGGTGTAGATGTTCTGTCCAAAGAGAAGATGATGGATGTCATCATCCCAAACTCTGATGGCAAAAAGGTAATAAGAATTGAAGTTAAACCACCTTCTGGTGGTTCTGGTGCTGGCGCAGATGTCACAAAGATCGTTGAGTCTGCTCAGTGTGTCTATGCTGCCATGCAGTATGAGTGTGGAGATCTGGATGTTATCACAGAGAAAGACTATGCCTGCGGAGCAAAGTTCTGTGATACTCCTGGAGTGAAACTAGAGGATATCATGTCGCTGCCCAAGGAGTGGAAGCAGTCTTCTTTGGTTGGTGCTAAGAAAATTAAAGAAGTCATCGGCGGCAGGGCAGGCGAGTACATGTTTGTCCGTGGAGATGCTATAATTGAGGAAGCAATTAGTAAAGCGTTCGGTCGCGTGAAGAAACAGACCAACCTCTCATCAGAAGACAAATGGAATCCTGCTGATATCTGGATGGTGAGAAAGAGTATGAAGACAAAGATTGCAGAGAAGTTGAAGACAGAGGGCACCATTGACTGTCTGAATAATTATCTGCAAGAACTTAATGTATCTAAAGATATGATCGGGTTTTCTCTCAAAAAGATTGGTGGAACTCCTACTCTGAAACTAATCAATGGTGATACTCCAATCGAGAGAAAGAAGAAAGAGTCTGCTAAGTTTGTTAAGTATAGTTTGACCTTTGATAATAATAGAGCAGGGGATAAAAGGTATCCCATGGACATGTATATTCACTATGGTGCCAATACATTTGAAAAGTTTCAGGCAAGAAACTTTGGTGGAGATTCTAGAGGAGATTGGAAGTTAGAACTCAAAGGTCAGTTTGCTGCACAGGGTAAGATTCAAGGTAGAGTTGTGTTCAATCTACTTACAAATGCAGGATTTAGTGGTCTACCACAAGAAGCAAACTGGACTGAATGTAGTTTGAAGGCAGCAGAAGCTACGAAGAAAAAGGTTACGGAAGAGATTTATAAATTACTTCAGAAACATAACGCGGATGGATTTAAAGCAGACAATAATACAAAGTCTCTTATCAATACCTTGCCACAATCCTGGAGATTTAGTAAACTATGTGGACTGAGATTCCTGGACTGGATGATGGGGTTGCCAAAAGATAGGAGAGATCAGGCGATCAAAGAAATTTATTTGTACGCATCTTCCCAATCCGATAAATCATCTGTTTATTATAAGTTGTCATGAACCTTGACTTGTTTCCCACAAGAATTTACAAATACAATCTCAACTCAGAAGAACTAAAAAACAAACTCATCAATCGATACTATTCGTGGAGAAATTTATCCGTCAATGAGACACCTGAAGGGTGGAGCTGTGATGTAAGGACTGAGTTTCATGGAGCATTTCCTTTTGAATACTCGGTATATTATGAGGACATTGTAAAACAATGGAGAAAGGATATTGGTTTGAGAGACAAACCTTACATCAACGAAATTTGGATGAATGCATACGAGGAACAACAGTTTCAAGAATCTCATACTCACCTTCCTGGATTTTTTAGTGGTATTCATTATGTGATGTTTGATCCAGAAGTGCATGAGTCAACAGTATTTCAAAATCCACAGGAGAGTGTTCAATCTTTCATGTTTGATGAGTCCTTTATGGATCCTAATCTGAATGAACACCTCAAAGAAAACTATCAACCAGACATTCAAGAGGGTGATATTATCTTTTTTCCATCTCACTTACGACACTTTGTCAAGAGGAATACCACTAAACAACTACGCATGACTGTATCGTTCAACATAAATAGAGTTGCGGAGTCTACACGACGAGTGTTTGCGTAATAATGAAGAGTTTCTTTCAATTCCTGAACGAGGCACAGACTAACGCTGCAAAGCAGGCAAAGAAGCTTGGTTTGAAGGGCGATGGTCATGGTTCATGGTTAGACGCAAGAGGTAGGATTGTCGGCAGAACCGTAGAAGGTGAGCTAGTTTTTACCAGTGGCAGAAAACCCGCCCAAGAAACAGATCCGACTCGTCCTGGTGCAGCAGCACGACAAGTCCCTCCCGAAGAAGGTCCTCCCCCCGATGGTCAGCAAGGCGGACAGGGTGCAGCACCTGAGGAAGAAGAAGGTGGGGATGTAGAAAAGACACGCGGAACTATTACTATTGGATTTGGTAGGTTCAATCCTCCCACATCTGGTCATGAAAAACTCCTTGATAAGATCAAGTCCACTGCAGAGGATGGTGAGTACATTATCTACCCCTCTCATACCACTGATCCTCAGAAGAATCCTCTTGATTCTGAGACTAAGGTACTCTTCATGAAGAAGATGTTCCCTGATCATGCCAATGCTATTGTGTATGATCCGTCTATCCGTACAATTTTTGACGCATTGAAGAGTGCAGATGCAGAAGGATTCAGCAGTGTTAACATCGTGGTTGGTGGTGACAGAAAGTCGGAATTTGAGAACCTGGCGAACAAGTACAACGGGCAACTCTATAACTTTGATTCGCTTAATGTCATCTCTGCAGGCGAACGGGACCCCGATGCTGAAGGCGTCGAAGGTATGTCTGCCTCTAAACTTAGATCCTTAGCAGCAGATGGTGATTTTGATACCTTTAAGAAAGGTCTTCCTAAAGCAGCAAAGGGTGTAGTTGCTCGTGAACTGTTCAATACAGTTCAAAGATCAATGGGTGCAGCTGCTGCCACAGAGGGTGTTGAACTTTGGCAGATTGCTCCTAAGTATGATCAAAAAACTTTGAGAGAGCAATATGTAACTGGCAATCTCTTTGGCATGGGTTCTTTAGTAGAGTCCCTTGTCACTGGATTGGTTGGCAGAGTGATGAGAAAAGGCACCAACTATGTTATTGCTGTCACAAAAGAAGGTATCATGTTCAAATCTTGGATTAGGGATTTGACTGAGTATGTTTCTCGCATTCCTTCTGGAGTGCCTGCACATAAGAGAGAAGTAGGAACTGATTCTTACAGAGAGTATGTTCAAAAACTTACTCCACTTGAGAAGGTTAAGTCGTTTATAAATAAAAGATAGGAGACTGTTGAGCTTTCAGGTTCGATGAAAAATTTTATTGAAGATAGCGCCGAATCGATCATGCTTAATAGCATGTCGAATGTTTTTGTCACGGAGAAGTTAGATCCCGTTGGACAAGAAGATGCTGATATTGATAATGATGGTGATTCTGATTCCTCAGACTCTTACCTGAGAAAGCGTCGTAAGGCAGTTGGTGCTGCTATTGCTGCTGATAAAGCAAAGCGCGTAAAGAAAGAAGAGATGGAACTCGCCCTGCGCCAAAAGGTTGAGGGTCTAACCGAAAAAAAGTTGTATAAGTCCGAGAAGGCAACCACCTCGGACGAAAAAGAAACTGAAATCACAGAGAAGAGCGTAAAGAATAAGGTAGTAATCAATCCTGACATCGCTGAAGATTGTTGGGATGGTTATGAGAAGAAAGGTATGAAGACAATGTTCGGTAAGAGATACCCGAACTGTGTCAAGAAGAAGACTAAGAAAGAAGAAGTTGAGATTGAAGAAGGTATTGCTGATGGATTGAAGGGTGCTATCAAGGCAGTAAAAAAAGGTATCGATCAGGAGAAAAAATTTCAGCGAGCAAGTGGTGAAACTCTTGACCGTATGAAGAGAATGACTCGTCATAAGCAGGACAAGTATGGTCCTTCTACATTAAAGCAGCGTTTGAAGACTGGTGCTGATCATGATACCGATGCTGAAAAGAAAGCTAAAGGTCTCAAAGAAGGGAACAAGAGTGGTGATTCTTCTCTGCATGACTGGTTTAGCAAGAGTAAGTCTTCTGATGGCAAGCCTGGTTGGGTTCAACTGGGCGGCAAATATGCAGGAAAACCCTGCGCCAAGCAACCTGGACAAACCACTAAACCCAAGTGTGGTTCCAGTAAAATGAAAGCAGACCTCTCTGATAAAGAAGAGGAAAAAGCATTCCGCCGTAAGAACCAGGAAGATCCTAATCCCAATAGAAAGGGTAAGGCAAAGAATGTTGCTACTGAAGAAGTAGTAAATGAAAAAGCAGGTGAGAAAGATGCTTGCTACAAGAAGGTGAAGTCTCGCTACTCCGTATGGCCCAGTGCATATGCATCGGGTGCTCTGGTAAAGTGCCGTAAAGTTGGTGCTGCTAACTGGGGTAACAAATCCAAGAAGGAGGAGTTAGATTATGGACAAGAAACCATCGAAGAAAAAGCAGTCTCAAGGGCGCAGCAAAAGTTTATGGGACTTGTTAGGAGAGCTCAGAAGACGGGGGAAAGTTCCTCGCCTGAGGTTGCCAAAGCTGCGTCCTCCATGTCCAAGTCCGATGTAAAAGACTTTGCTTCTACAAAACATAAAGGTCTTCCCGAAAAGAAAACCGTGAAGGAAGAAATTATTGATCTCCTTGAGCGTACTCGTTATGCCAAGGAGACTGGTAAAGACTTTACTACTGGTAACGAATCTAAGAAAGGTGGCACCAGAGATGGTAAGAGTGCTTTTGATAAAGTAAG